CTAAGGTTACCGATAAGATATCTGTTCTCCATACACAGGTGTCTCCCTCGGTTTCTATGCTCCAAACTAAAGACGAATTAATCGCCAAAGAAGACTACGCCAAAGGCAAAGTTCGTACTATTCATAAAGGCGAACTCGTCTACACGATTATTGGCCGCATGTTGTTTGGACTTGCGCTGCTTGCTCTCTCCACAGCCCCGTTCCAAACATTTGTTGCTATAGGAATCAACCCCCACAGCTCTCACTGGACCTTTCTCTACAATCGTTTGAAAGGTAAAAATCGCCTCTCCCTTTGTGGCGACTTTTCCGGTCATGAGTTCACTCTCCCGCTCATCTTCATTGCTCTGTATATTCGTTGGTGGAATCTTGTTATGCCACTCAACAATTTCTGGACCAATGTTCGAGCCCACTATCTCTGGTCCGTTCTGCAGCCCTATTGCGCAGTCGGACGTCGTGTCTTTCGCCTTACGAAAGGCCAGGGCAGCGGGAACGAAGTCACTCAACACTTCGCTTCCTTCTGCACTCACACCGTTCACCAGATGTTTTGGCGTTCCCTTGGCCGTACCGATGACGAGTTCGATGAACTCGTTGAAGGCACCACCCTTGGTGACGACTGCGTCTACACTGCATCCAATGCTCCCGACTTCAACATGATTACTCTTGCCATGTTTTGTCGAACCATTGGGATGCACTACACTACTTGGTCCAAAGGCTCAATTGACCAACCTCTTATGGATCTCGATGAAATCGAGTTCCTCAAGCGGTCCTTCAAGCCCCTTGGCCGAGTTACCCTCGCCCCCCTCCGCCTGTCCTCAATCATGGAATCTCTCATGTGGGAGGACCACCGCGCGACCTCCGAAGATCGCGCGAACACTGCTCGTTCCGCCATTATTGAAGCGCGCCATCATCCCCGCGCTACCTTCGAACTTGTCCGAACGACAGTCAATCGCTACCTGGCTCAGATCGGCCAGCCGGTGATTCTCGATGATTATGCCACGACCTGGTGGAAACTCGTTCAAGATCACAACTAACCGATCACGTCCTGTGATGACGTTAAACTCACAACGCCGGCTCTGCGTAATGACCAACCGGGCCGTGCTAATACCACGGCGCACTGAATCGTACCGACGCCAGTGCATGCTCCCAAAGCAATCTGAGTGCCTAGATCAATGTCGGATCGACAGCTATACTCCTTAAGACTTGCTGCCCCCTTAACTCAAGAAACCGCCGCTCCCCAACAACTCACTGATGACGTGAAGCCCGTATCTATGGGCACTATCAACTCTGTGCTTGACGACACTGGCACGGTTCTCGTAACAGAGGCCGTTCCTTCTATTGTTAAGCAAGTGTACCCACTCCCTGACCAAACGCCCTTGAAGATGTTTGAGCGTTTGTATGACATTGGATCCTTTTCCTGGTCCACTGCCAACCCCGCTCTCACTCCTGCTCCTTTGCTCACAGTCCAGCCGTTTCGGCAAGTGATCTCAAACACTTTCATAGAACCTGTCCTTAACTGGTTTCAGTACTTCCGTGCTGATATCGAACTTCATTTTCGAATCCAGACAACCCAGTTCTACCAAGGTGCTCTCATGATCACTGCCGCCCCCACCGTGATGAACACTGTCAATCCTTATTGTACAGTAAATCCGGTGGCCCGGTCATGGCTTGGTCCTAAGTACATTAGCGCCCAGACCCAAGACACCCTCGTGCTTCATCTCCCCTGGTTGTTGCCCCAGCGTTTTGCCCTCACTACCGCTCTTCAAGATCCAGCTCTGATCGTCCCCTGGGAAGTTTATGTTGACATCATTGCTCCCTTGCGCTCTAGTTCCCCCAACGCTGCTGACACCATCACCGTTCAAATGATGGCCCGCTTCGTCAATCCTCAATGTGTGTTTCCAACCAATGAGTACACCACGATGCGTAAACAGCAGCAGCAGGCCTTGCGTCCCCGCGTAGTTCCCCAGTCTTCTGGGATAACACTTCCCACGATTGGAAAACCTCGCGGCAACGCAATGATCGTTGGAAAGAACAAACATAAGTCTGACCCTGTCTCCCAAGCAATGTCTGGTGTTCAAGCGTCCAGTACTAGTTCAATGGGCACTATCACCAACACAATTGCTGATGTTGCTTCAAGCATCTCCTCAGTCACTGACATGATTCAGCCCCTCATGGAAATTGCTGCCTTGTTTGACAAGCCCAATATTCCTGAAGAGGCTACTCGTGTCGTGCAGATGCCTGCAACGAATTATACCAATGCTGATGTCCGTGACCAGGCATATACCTTGTCTCTCTACAAGACAGCCTATCTCGGAACCGCCCCTGGTTTGCTCCCTGATTCAGACAATTGGACCTTCCCGCGCCTTGCCCAAGTTCCTTCTCTTGGCTATACTTTTCCGATTAGTAACACTAGTCCCACTGTTGTCGTTCCCGTGATTGCCGCTGGAAGTCCTTTTATTTTCTCCATCGGCATGCACCAGTTCTATCGTGGGAGTGCTCGAATTAGGTTGAACTTTTTCACTAGCACTTTTGTGTCAGGCCGCATTCTTTTGCAGCTTGTGACCCCAACAGATGCCACTCTCACACCCTCTTTGAACAACACTGTTGCTCGCGTTATTGATGTCAAAGGTGACACAACCGTGCAGTTTACAGTGCCGTTCATTTGGGAAACTGATCTCAAACCCACGAATAACACATCTGGCCTGACTGGTATACCGACAGCATATCTCTTGATTTCGGTGTACAATCCGCTGGTTGCTAGTGACGCCAGTGTTGATGCTTTCATTGACCTCGTCACTTGGCAGTCTGCCGCATCGGACTGCCAATTTGCTCTTCCTGGCCAGCGGACGGATGTGTTCGCTTGGCCCAACTCCCCCTCCGTGGTCCCTCAGTGTGATATTCGTTCTGAGTTCGAGAACACCTTCGACCCTTTTGTCGCTGGTTGTACCGAACTCACCGATCAGAAGTTTGTTAACGCTGAGTATTCCGACTCAATTCTGGATACTATGAAGCGTTATCAGCTTTGTTCTACTAACTGGGCCAACACGGAGCCCCTTCCCCTCGACTTCTCTCCACATCCCTCTACTCTCTCTTCAACCCTAGCATCCCTCTTCCTTTTCCATAGAGGAGGAGTGTCTTATCGCGCTCAGAATAACGGAGCGGACCTCAATGGCACTGTCATGAATTATGCCTTCCG